TCTGTTTCTAAACTCGTTAAGAATCCTATAAGCTAACTGTTTTACATCGCTGTCTGTGGGGTTTTTATAGCTTAATAACCTACGTATTTCTTTAGAGTTTGAGTTCTTGATAGCCAGTGCTTGTTCGACACGCATAAGGAAATAGATATCTCTATTGTTAGGCGTGGTAAGACTGGTAAGATATCCGTTGAGCTGTAACACAGGAAGCTGTGTGCGCTCTCTTAACTTTCTAGCATCTTCGCTTTTAAATATTTTTTCTACCTTACTGGGTTCTGCCTGTACAAGATAAATGAGATTGTACAAATCATTAGCACTAGATCTAAATTCTCTATAATCAACACCCCACTTAACAGTTTCGCTAGCATACTTTTTAGCAAAGCTCTGTGTTTCTTTACAATGTGCAGCCAGCTCTAAAGCCAGCAGGGATAGGTATAAGTTTTCACAAGTGTCAGAGTAACTGCTCTTAAGATCATCTACGCTGTATAAGAGTCTAGCTTCTTTGAGTTCTTTGATAAAACTCATCTTACCTTTAGTACTAGAAGTGTAAAGGGAATGTCCACCGTGCATTGTGGCTAATTCTATATCTGTAAACATTATGTTGGCGTCCAACGCTTTCTAGGCACTAGCTTAACATTGCCGAACTGCTTGTCAGGGCCGCCATATCGAACACGGCCTTCACCTTCAGTGTCCCAGATTTCTCCCTTCTCGCCTGACTCTATTTGATTGATCACATCGTCTTTGAGATCCATGATCATCCTTACTAGTGTAAAGATTGAGTCAAGAGCATTTTGATGTTGCTGTGCTAGATCTTTTATTTTAGTCTGTTTATTGGTACTGACTTTGCTGGTAGTCATCCAATTAAAAAAGTGCTGTGGACCTAGTTGATCAAGTGCTCTAGCTTTGGCAGTTTGATTTACATAGGTATACAATATATTCTTAAGGTCACCTAATCCCGGTGTGTTCTGTAGGAAACTGTCTATTTGACCAGCGTTTTTGGTTAGGTACGCTTCTACTTCAGATATACTTTCGTCGGCAAGATTAACTGGTGTACTGTTATACACAGGTCCTTGTACTATTAGTGCAGGTGTAGTATTAAATGCACTAAAGTCGTCCATAGGTTCTTGGTCGCTATCGTCCATGCCAAACTCTGAGAAGTACGCATGTCCTACTACCATGACCTGTGCTTGTCCAATCTGCTGTCCTAGTTGACTGTCTGCTCTTACGTGATAGCAGGTTTTGCTTTTTGGATTAGGACAAAAATTATAAACTCCTTGTTGATCTACTTCTGGGCGTTGTAGGAACAGGCCGTCAGCATAGACAAAGCCTACAAAGTCTTTAGGAGTAGCACGATCAAATAATGGATAAAGACTGGCAAACTTTCTAGCAAACTCGTCTCGTTGTTTTTTCTCTTCTGGTGTTTTAGGTGTGCCACTCTTATTGGCTATGAAGTCGTAGAGGTCTCGCGGATTGTCAGTAGCTGCACCTCTGCTCCATCCATTGTGTCCCGATAGGATCAATGGACCGTTAGCTTCTGCACGACCCCAATATATTTGTGGATTGCCGTCCCACTTCATACGCACACTCTTGCTGCCTTCTTCTGAAGCAATTTCTCGTAAGTGTTGCAGTGACTCTAGTGTGCCTTTGCTGCCGTAGAAGAATACTAGATCTTCTAAATGGTTAAAGGCACGGCCCAGCTTTTTAACTGTGGCAGCTTCTGCTTCGCGTAAAAATTCTCTAGCTCTCATTCTAATTTGCCCAACATATTTTTAAACCATTCAGTGGTGTTCACTGTAGGTTGTGGTTGCTTTTCTACCCAGTTCTTATCCTGTCTTACGTGAGCTAGCAGAGCATCAGCTTGATCAGCTGGAAGACTTTTCATGATTGCTTCTACGCTGGAAAGATTGTTACCATCAGCAGTTGGGCCTAACAGTACTTTGGCCATTTCGTCCCAGTCATCTGCTACTAGATCGCCTTTCTTGTTTTCAGGTGTGCGAACGTAAAGTCCTTCCCATGCTGAATATACATAGCCTTTTTGTTTGGCCAGACTGGCAATCATAAGTTGTTTGCTGACACCTTTGTAAGGACTACCTTTGGGTATCTTGTGCTGATGATAGCGGCTTACTTTAGGTACCTTTCGAATACATTCTAAATCAATTTGATGTGCATTAGGACCAAAGGGCATACGTACAAATACGTTAACACCTGCTTGACTAGTCTGCAGACCCATCTGTTGTATTGCACCGGATAGTGCTCGACGAGCTGCTTTTTCAATGCTGTCTTTTTTATCTGACTTGTCTACCTGCGGGTTAAGTGCTTGAATGATATCATCAAGATCTACCATAGTATCCAAGTCGCTGGCTGTTTCTTCAGGATCTTTATCTGGATCCGCAGTTGATCCTACGCCAACAGACTGTAGCCCTAGCTTGCCTAGGTACTTGTCCATTTTAGCTTTTAGTTCATCCGAGTACTTCTTTTGGAAAGGTACAGTATCCCCAAAAACTCTACTGCCTTTTTCAGCCATTGTCTTTATTTTCCTGTATTTTTTTGATGCCACGTTTAAATTTAGCTGGCTCGCCTGTTCTTATAGCATTAAGAAAACGCCGTTCTAGTTCAGCCGCTGTTTCTAAATCATAGCTTTCTCGAATCACAGCCAAAAGATTAACTGCACTTTCGATGAGATTAGTTCCTCTGCTTTCTATAACCAAGTCTTTGTTACGATTTATTCCTAAATCACTTAATTCCTGCAGAATTGATCTGGTACTTTTACGCATTTTTACCTATAATCCTTTGTTATATTTAACCTTTTTAACTTATCAAATGTTTTTTGTGCAGGGCAATAACATCTTGCTAAATATATTAGTAGAAACCATGATAAGCTTCTATACACACTTACACAAGGATTGTAACATGAAACAACTATCAAATCAAATGTTTAGGCTATTAGAACGACTGGCCGAAATGTTTCCCAAGCAACACTACCAAAGCGAACTAGATCGCTACATTTCTCATCGTCATCCACAAAATGCCGCTGATGTTGAACACTTTACCAAAGAGTTCGAACACAAATACTCACAAGGAAAATTCATATGAAAAACTTTTTAACAACCATGTATAGCATACTAGAAAGCATAGGTCGAACCCGTGCAGCCATGTACTATGCAAGACAGGGCAACTATGAAGCTGCAAAACAATTAATGGTGAAATAAACAATATTTTCTATTGCTATTTTAAAAAAAGACATATATAATAACACATACTTTACACACAGGAGAAAATTATGTTTACACCACATTTCTTTATTGAATCTTTTCAAAGCACTAAAAAGTTAGTAACTGATCAAGTATTCAAAGATCCGGCATTGAATAAGGCTGCACACGCCTATATTGATGCACAAACACAATTTGCTAAAATGGCTGTTAACAACACCATTGACATGGCCAAATATTCTGTAGAATCAGTATCTAAAGTACTGTTTCCAAAGAAGGACGGGGCCGCCTAAAGGCCCATAGACATACACACATAAGGAGAATTACTATGTCATTTGAAACACCAAAATTACCAGAAGTTAAATTTAACAAGAACGGCTACGAAATCCGTACAGATATTCTAGCAATGGCTAAAGACCTAGTCACACACGATTATTCAGTTAAGTTCCAAGGTTGGGAATTGACTGCAGAGCGTGACGAAAAGACTGGACAGATTGTCAGTAAGGTTAACATGCCAGAATTTCCAGGACTTGAAAAAGTTTTAGAAACAGCAGAGAAAATGTACAGCTTTGTTAACAGCGGCGTAAAGAAATAAATATTATTATATTACGCTCATAGAGCACTTTCTTATACTAACAAAAAGGCCCATTAAGGGCCTTTTTCTATTACAAGCTTTTTTCTGTGTATTCAGACTTTTGCCAACCTATGAGAAATTTAGATTTCCAATTGTTTTGATCAAACCCTTTTAACTGTTCCCACTCCTGTCTATGTTGCCATATCTTTTTGGCAGCATCAATCCAGTCAGTGTGTCGAACAATAAAATCAAAGTTAATCATTTTATTTTTAAACTTATCATAGTCTTGATCATCATATTCTATGTGTAACACTTCAAATAGGTTTCCATCTATGTTTGCATCTAGGGCAAAATCAAACCCCCATTTGACTTTTGTTTGAATTAGATAAGTGGCTTGTGGTATTTGATTTTTTAATTTTGACAACTGCTCTAGTGCTTCATCTGTGTAATTACATCTACAGAGAAACATGGAGTGATCTAAAATTAAAGAAGGTTCAGATTTTTCTAATTCAAACCAAGGTTCTTGCCAACAACAATGATTTAAAATCTTATGCTCAATAGGATAGCCCATTGCAGAATAATATTTGCGTTCTGCTATGTTAAGCTCAAATCCATCTTTGTCGTAAAATTGAAAATCGTTGTTAACGAAATCCGTAATTGCTTTAGAACATGTTGGATTTGATACTAAATGTAAATCATGTCTTTTAAACATTTGATATTTATTTGAATTTACTGATGTGCGTATCTGATTGACAGGTACACATTATTTTAGGGCACTTGACCAGTGGAGGAAGTTGATCAAACTTAAACTCATCGGCAAACGTATCTGTAAAGATATTCCACTGCTTGTCTTCAAACAAGGGCAATCCACAGTTACCTGATAGTTCACCAGTGTGATAAACTCTTATAAACTCATTGGAAATGTTACAGTTCCAATTATAGAAGTTAACCCAGTTATTGATAATTAAATCGTTTTGTCTTGCTGGCCAAGCAGTACCATTTTGAAATAGCACTACACTTTCGTGTACTCGAATTTCGTCTAATCGTTTGATCATCCAATCGCCGTCGGGTATTCGCTTGATTCCAGACTTAAGAAATTCCAACTGCTGATCTGTGTATGCACCCATACCGTGAATGTCTGTGTCAACTATAGCTTTACATTCTACAAACCAAGGATACTTGCTCTGCTTCATTCGTTCTACATAGCCCATGCATTTGTCCCATGCCTGTGCATCCATAAGCATCAGTGCTACCACTTTTAGTCCTGATTCAAAACATAGATCTGCAACATCAATGTAATGATCTAAATCTACAAATTCATGATGACAGCTTAATATTATTTCATCAAAGTAATTTAAGTTTTCTTTCCACCATCTCAACGAACGAGAAGAGTTACTAGTAAGGGTAATAACTACATCGTGTTTTTCTTTTATTTCTTTGCAGAACTGTTCCAAATGCGGCCACAGCGTAGGTTCGCCACCACCTGCTATGTTCATTCGAAAAACTTTTTTATTGTAGTATTGTTTATAAAAGTCAAAAAGAGCAGTAAAGTTTTTAACTATTAAATCTAAATCTTTTGGATATCTATTTTTACCTGGATGAGAATCTGGAAAACAATAACTGCAATCAAAGTTGCAAATATCAGTTGGAAAAAATCTTATGTATAAATCGTCAGGGTTCTGTGTGTTTACTACCCTTATTGGTATGTTTTTCAAATTAACCTCTTACTGTGTTCTGTCTTTGTTATCTATAGCACCACCAGTGACCCAGGCTGTACAACTGCGTGTGCCTGCACACTTGAAATGTAAAAAGTTACAGTATCCTAAATCTGCTTTGTGTATTGTGGCCATAGCGTCTGCATCTTTCTCATCGCCTTTGATACCTGATTCAATACATGCCCACATCTTATCACTGACGTCAAATGCACCACAGTTACCGCACAGCATAGTCTTGGCAGTCTTTTCATCTATGTTCCAACGCTTGGCAGCTTCCTTCCAGTAAGACTCTGGCTCTTCTGGATTGGCAGGGCCATAGTGATAAGCATCAATAGCCTTCTGACGATTCTTTAGGTTAACGTCTATGTCGTATGTAGCAATAGGACAACCTTTATTGGCTGCTTCTACTATGTTGATATACTTGCGATACATTAATAAATCTCCCGCCATTGTATAGCACAGGCTACATCAGCAGTTAGTTGATTGCCAGCAAATATAGTACTGACAATAACTACAAATACTTCACTATTAGTACTGTCAATGTTTTGGCTGATGATATTTTTCTTTGCCGCAGTAAGGGGTCCTGTAGCTACTGGGCTCAAACTGTATTGGCTTGATCCGGACGGAACATATCCCGAAGCGAATCTATCAACATCAGCCGCAGTAAATCCTGTGGCATTGACGCAGTACTCAACTCCGCTGTTGTCGTTGGCACTGGTCCATACTAGCCCGCCAGGTGCTGTAGTGCTTAAACTAGCCGTACTAGTCAGTTTAACAACTTCATAGACAATGGGTTCTGTTTTGGCAAATAAGCCAAGACTCAATGGGCGCACACTTAATCTATTAGGATAACCCTGGAAAGTGTTTTTCAATCTAATGGCAATCAAAGGAAAGCGTGTCTGTCCCGGAGTAGGAGTAGCACGGTTTGTACTGAAGACACTCCAATCAATACCCGACTCCACATAGCCGCCTTCGCTCATTACACTTGCACAAATTTGATCAAATGCTCCACCGGGTGTGGTGCCAGTGTTGCGTATTTCACAGCGTACAGGCAAGTTGGGATTGCTCATATAAACAGTGGGCAGAATGTTGCTGTGATAGTATTCGTGTGCTGTTATCAATGCTCCATTGTGAACAAATCCACAACGAACACGACCCACACCTAACCATTGAAAATCGATCCAGCATAGATGTGTTTTGGTAATGTCTAATTTAAAACCGCTAGGACCTGTACCATCGCACTTGTCGACATTCCATTCGCTCTGCGGCACACGACGTTTGTATACATAAGCTAATCCGTTGACAGTTGTGTTGAAAGTTGCTTCGCTGGCACTACCACCTACATAAGTTCTTATGACCCAGTTCAGTGTTTGTGTTGTAGAACTTACTGTTGTACCATCTGCGGTGTCACTGCCTACTTGTTCAAAGTAAATGCCATCTCTGTCATCAAAGTATCCTGTGCGCTTGGTAACATTGCGATGTGGAGCACGAAAGTTTACTGAACTATAGATAAGTTGACTCTTACCTGGTTGATAATGATGATAGAATTTAGTTTGATGTATGGCATAGCTGCCTGTGTTAGAAGAAGTAGCCAACACAGCACAGGCTTGATCAGGAACAAATGTTACTGTACCACCGTTGGCTACACTGTCAAGAAAGTTAGGATCTATTGCATAGATATGTTTGTAGTCGCCAAGTGTAAACAGTTCACTGACACGTTGACGACCAAATGCGTCTAGTACCTAGTTCTACTGTGCCTGTAGCATTAACAAATATACGATTACTGTCACTGTTGGCATTAGTGTCCTTGCTGATAGCAAGATAGTCGTTGCTTATCTGTGTAAGCACACGATCCGCAATGTTACCACGCATACGGTCCCAAGTACTACCATTGAACACCATGTTGTGATTCTCTGTGGGTAACACCACTGTTGGAGATGCTTCTCCATCATTGACTGATGAGTCAAACATTAGTTCATTTGTGCCATCCCACAGTTTAACTCTGTCTACAATGACATCACCTTCTAGGCTAATGCCGTCAACGTGGACTCGTATCTGTGGCTCGCCACTGGCATTGTACTGCATGGCCTGGTGCAGATCGTTGAGGTGATGGTTCTTACTATCGTGTTCGTAGTTGCTTGGAGGAATA